CTTGCCACTTTCACCGCTTTTGATGTTACTCCTGCGTTCCATCTCTTCCTGAACCTGCATATATAAATCCCGTGGTATGATAGCATCGTGATTGTTTTCCACGTAATACTGGGGAACAATACCATCGTTCTTTACTCTCTTTTTGCTAAGGAAGTCTACCGTGTAAGTTTTTTGTAAAAGAGCATCACCAATATATTTTTCATTCTGAAGTATTTTTTTGATGGTTTCTGGTCTCCACTTTTCTTTTCCCGCAGAAGTTAGAATATTATCTGCCATCAATCCTCTTGCTATCTCTATCAGACTTGCTCCTTCCAAATACTCACGGTAAATTCTTTTTACAACTTCCGCACCATTTGGCTCAATAACTAAATGCCCTTCTTCATCTTTTGTATAGCCGAGAAAACGGTTGTGGTTAATCTGGACAATCCCTTGCTGATAACGGTACTGCAATCCAAGTTTGACATTCTGGCTCAGTGACTGACTTTCCTGTTGGGCAAGTGATGCCATGATGGTAAGCAGCACCTCGCCCTTGGCATCCATTGTATTGATAGATTCCTTCTCAAAATATACTGGGATATTTTTTTCTTTCAGCTGACGAATATATTTTAAGCAATCCAGTGTATTTCGTGCAAATCGGCTGATGGACTTGGTCACTATCATATCGATATTTCCAGCCATGCACTCATCAATCATGCGGTTAAATTCTTCACGCTTCTTTGTATTGGTTCCGCTGATTCCGTCATCAGCAAAAATCCCCGCAAATTCCCACTCGAGATTCTTTTTTATAAAATCTGTGTAATGATCTACCTGTGCCTCGTAACTGGTAGCCTGCTCATCGCTGTCAGTAGAAACACGACAGTAGGCGGCTACTCTTAATTTTGGTATCTGTATTTCAGATGCAGTATTTCCAATCCTTGCTTTGGCTGGAATCACTGTTATGTTTCTTGCTGCCATTTTAACTCATCTCTCTTTCTATCAGACTGTAAGCAAATTCAGCCTGCTTGTATGGGTCTTGGAATTTAACCTCCAATGGTCTCATCCAAAACTTCAGCGGGGCAGTAGGGACTTCCAAAGCAGGTGGTTCGTTTAGTGTTTCATCATGAACCCTTCCTAGTGCCACCGCTCTCCTGTGACGCTCCTCTTGCACCGTATCAAATAAATTTCTATTAATAATGGCAGGATAATACTTTGTTCCAAGATATTTTTTATTACTAAGCATTCGTGATATTCCCGAATGAAATTTATTAATACCTGCCTTGGCAGCTGCGTTTTGCAGACCGTCACCAGATAGATAATTTTCATATAACTGCCTAACTTGATTGGCATTGATTTCATCAATCACAGCCTTGCCATCTTCTATTACATAACCATGGGGTGTATGTGCAGCCATTTACTTCACCATCCTTTCTCTCAGCGTAATACCGCATTTCATACAGAATCCAATTTCATCTCTGGAATATACAACAATGTTCTCTGCAAACCGCTCAAAGATGGCATCTTCGAATTCTATAATTTCTGGCTTTCTAGAAAGATAATGAATAAGTGCATCCAACTCCGACAGTTGCTGATGATTACCTGTGGCCGACCTTTCAAGCCGTTTTTTCTCCTGCTTAAGCATTTCTGCCTCTGTCATAATATCTGATAACTCCTTGGTAAAAAGAGCTGAATCCAGAAATCCCTTACCCACAAGTTCTGCTATAACACGTTTACGGTCTGCATTTTTTTCAATGCGTTCATTTAAATCAGCAAGTGCTGTAATACGGCTTTCGCCACGCATTGCTTTGAGTCCATTCTGTAATGGAATTAGTACCGTTTTATAGCCAAATTTCAGCTTATTCATCATCAGTACAAAGGCTCTATTTATTACATCCTCACTGATGTATTTCATTGTACACTCATCTTTATGCTCAATATGAGTCTGACAGGTCCATGCAATGTAAGAAGTTCTTGATGTATAGTGTGTTCTTCTCTTAAAATGCCCTCCGCAGTTTCCGCAGATGATTTTTCCAGACATTACATATCTATTAAGATATTTAGAACTGCCTTTATCAATGTTTTTCTCACTTCCACGCTGTCTGATAACCGCCTGCACCGCATCAAAATCTTTATGACAAATGATAGCCTCATGATGGTTTGGTACAAAAAACTGCTCCTCTTCACCACGATTTGCATGACGGTTGAACTGACTGTCAGTGTATGTCTTTTGGAAAAGAACATCTCCTGTGTATTTTTCATTGGAAAGAATTTCTCTTACGGTAGTCCCTGTCCATTTCCCGCCTTTTCTAGTAGGAGCCTTGCTTTCATTCAATTCTCTGGCTATCGTATAGCTGCCTTTTCCGACAAGGGCACATTTGAAAATACCCCGCACTATTTCCGCCTCTTCTGGAATAATCTCCATTTTCCCATCAATATTGGCATAACCATATGGAGGATATGAAATCTTGTAGGTGCCATTTTTAAATCGTGTTTTTGCACCCCACTTATTATTTTCAGAAATAGAAGAAGATTCATCCTGTGCCATACTGCTTAATATGGAAAGGATCAGCTCACTCTCCATCGACTGGGTATTGATGTTTTCCTTCTCGAAATACAGAAAAATTCCAAGGTCTATCAGCTTACGAACCATTTCCAGGCAATCAAGTGTATTCCTTGCGAATCGGCTGATGGATTTGGTAATAATAAAATCAATCTGCTTTAACTCACAAGCTGTAATCATTGCCTGCAGACCTTTTCGCTTTTCCTTTTTAGTTCCAGTGATGCCTTCATCATAATACAGTCCAGCAAATTCCCAATCATGATTTTCTTTTATATATTTTTCATAATGTTCTTTCTGTGCAGCCAAACTTTCCATTTGCTCTTCACTGGCAGTGGATACACGGCAGTATGCAGCTACACGAAGTTTCTTTTTAACTAGTCCAGTCAACACCGTCGTTTCTATTTTGGTTACCTTTTTCACGGTTTTCACCTCCTTGTCAGTGTCACATATTACCTCTAAACTTCAGTTATATCAACGATTTTAAGGCATAATCTCGACCAGATTAGGAGAAAAGATTTGCCGATTTAATTTCATTATTTTGTTGAATTCATCCACGGTAATAAGACCCTTATCCAGCAGTTTTTTTGTCATTTGCTCAGTTCGAATATAATCATATTCATGCTGCTCTTCTGTATACTGATGTTTCTCTTTATTAGGAATACCTTGGTTACCTATTATTTTTGTGACCTGCATTTCTGCTCCTCCAATCCGAAGGGTTGATATGTTTCCTTCTAAGTCACAGTCAAAAGAAAAGAGCATGATTTTAGCCCCTAATAAAAATTTCTCAAAAAAAATAAGCCTACTTCAATCAACGAAAGAAGTAGGCATTTTCCATTCATTATTCAATTTTAATAAAAGCATCCTTAAACCCTGCTGCCTTGACTTTAGCAAGCATCGCATCCGCATTTGCCTTGATGGTATATGCACCGACTTGAACACGGTAGAGTTTCTTTGATTCAGCAGGTATGGATGGCATCAAAAGTTTTCCAACATCAGCACGGAAAATATCCATGCTTTTGCCGTGCTTTGGAAACCAATGCATAACATCCGAGTGATTAGATGCGATGCCCCGTTTGTAACCCTCGCTGTGGCAGATGATATTCTTCTCACTAAGTCCATACTGCTTACAAAGGTAGGCACATAATTCTACAGCCTCTTTGTAAACCGCATTAAAATACGAGGTATCGGTCAGACCGTCCTCGCAAATCTCAAATCCTATATGTGTATCATTGGCAGAACCACCAGAGTGCCAGCTTCTATGATTCCACGGCAATGTTTGATAAGTGGCAATTGTGCCATCAGCCAGTTTTCCAATAAAACCATGGACACAGACCTGCCTGCCGTCAGGCTTATCCTGATTCCAGTGGTTTTTATATTGGTTGTTGCCGAGCAGACCGTCATTGGGACCAACATAACGTTTTAACCACGGATTATTTGCTCCTGTGCTATGCACCATAATGCCCTTTGGAATAATTGTCTTACCTGCCTTGTAGCAGGCATTGTCTGTTAAAATCAGCTTATGCAAATTCATTCTAGATCACCTCATTATTCAAATAGATTATTAGTGGCTAAAGCGACAGGGTATAAATGATAGGTAAACTTTAAATCACAGTAAGCACTTGATGATGTGCTATTGCTTCCCATACGGATATACAAGCCGTAACCCGTGGGTATTCTGCTTTGACGCAGTTCTATATGCACATGTGTGGCATCACCAGTGCTGTTAAAACCAACAGGCGTACTACGTGAGATTCGGGTAAAGTTAATTTCATCATTGGAAATATATAAATCCAGTTCTTTCTCACTCGTATCCGACTGACGGCAAAGAGTTAAGAGATGACAGTCATAGGTCGTTTCTGGATGAAGGGGTCCGCCTTGACCCCCTATAACAACGCTGTCGATAGGCAATACTGTGTGTAAAGGCCCTCTGACGCTGTTGATACCACCTGTGCCTAAAGCATTGCCCGACAGGATATATCTTAAAAAGCTTGTTCTGGAAAATCCATTAATAGTAGCTGCTGCAGTTGTTGTAAAAGGCAATGCAGTTGTTACATTTTCAGCTCTTTCCAGTACGAATAGACTCTCGCCCGAAGTAACGGTAGTATCTCCCATAGAAAATCTTTGACTCGTCCAGTAGGTGGTACAGAATGGATTTGCTCCCGTTTCTGTTCCATAGGCAATATTTAATTCATCTTGAGTTCCTCTTGTTGCTTGGGCTAATTTCTGAACAGTTTCACGCAGTGTGCCTTGAATCAGCACCTGAACATTGTTTGCAGCCGGACTTCCCAAGAGTGTGACAAAGGTATAAGTCACCGTGCCGATTACTACATTGTTGCCATTTGCAATGCCTGTAAATGTTATGGACGCTCTACGGCTTGTCATATCTGGTGCTGTAGCTGTTTCTATTGGGTGCATATGGTTTAAGAGAATCCCAGTCCTCTTGTATAGATTATCACGTGTTTCTTCCACCAGATCGTGGGTGGTGTTGAGCAGGTTATAGCTATCTGTTAACAGGCTGTGTGTTGTATTTAGTAAATCTAAATTCTCTTCAACCAAGGTATGAGTGGTATTTAGCACCCCATAGGTATCATTTAATTTATCATGTGTTGTATTAAGCAGTGTGTAGTTATCATTTAATAGGTTATAAATGAGATTTAGCAGACTATTTATATCATCAATATCTATATCTGCTAATGCTGAAAGCACCTGATTGAGCCACTCCTGTGCAGGAGGTTCTGGTGGGTCTACAATACCATCTACAAGTGCCTCTTCAATAATGGTAAGAACCTTTACACTTTTCCCAACCACATCACCGAATACAACTCTGATTTCTAACTGGCCAACACCGACATCTATGGTATCGGTGGCACTTGGCGACCATGTCAAAACCCCAGTAGTATAACTTGTAACCACAGGATAAGCTGTACCATCTGGTCTTTTATAGATTGCTTGCAAAGAGACACTAGGATAATCATCTCCCAGTAAACTAGAAACATCAAACTCGATTTTACGGAAATGATGTTCACCGCGCCGTCCAATGTACACGGTTGAGGCTTTTGTTAAATCAATCATTTCCCGTCACCATCCTCTCGCCCATGAAGCTGTTTAAGAATCTCCTTCAGTTTTTCGGGTATAGGAAGTCCGAGGTGTGCTGAATTTTCAAGGATAGAAACTCCTTCATTACTTAAATAAAAGAAAATGACCGCAGTGCGGAGTGCGTCACTGCCTACAGCACTACCCAAAATTTGTGTATCTAAGATATGAGCCACACCTACAAGCACAAAGATGAGTACCTTTTTAAAGATACCTTTTGATCCAATCTCGCTGGACAGCTTTTTATCTGCAATGGCACAAAGCACACCCGTTAAATAATCGATAACAACAAAGGCGATAAGAGCATAGAGAAACCCGTCCACGCCTCCAAGGAACCACCCAAGAAATGCGCCGATAGCAGAAAAAGCCACCTGTATCCAATTCCAAATTTCTCTCATTGTGAAATACCTCCATTTCATGAATTTTATATATAATAAAGCACTCACACAAATTGCATGAGTGCTGTAACTCTTATAACATGAATACTATAGTGTGTAACTGCTGCATTACGTCCGCTTTCGGCCGTCCCGTTCCAATCGGATGCCAATCATCCGGTGGAAGGTCAAAAGCTGAGGAATTAGGGTCAAAGCTGTTAATCTTTGTCATAATCGGCATAAGTGCCATCTGTATCTCCACAATATGAAACGGCCAATCTTTTATTGTGGTCCTTCCTGCAGTGATCTCTCCGTTCCAAGTAAAGGTGGATAAGCAGTAATAATTACGGGCTGTGTTTACAGCATTTCTAATTTTTTTAATATGATCTGCCTTTACAGTGGTAACACCAGCGGTTATGGTGTCAAATGGTGATGCAAGCACCGTAAAGGTACGAATGACCTCTGTGCTTTGAGACAGAACATCACTGTCAAGGCTGCGAAAAGTCACAGTATGGTTTCCGACAGTCAGTGTTGGTGCTTGGAAAACTGTTTTGACACCATTTGTGAGATAACCGTTTGTGGAGAATAGTTCAGGATTATCCACGCTGTTATACCAAAGTCCCGAGTCAATCTTCACCTCTAAAACCTGTGTCTGACCATCTGGCTCAGTGCCTACCGTAATCATAAGGCGAGGATTTACATTGTAGGTTGAACTTGCCGTCTGTGGACATTCAACAATTGGAGCGGTTGGTGGACTGTTTTTCTTTACTGTATTACTAGTCACATAAGCAGAAATTGCATCAAGTTCATCGGTGACACTGATTCGGTAGCGGGTGTATGTTCCTGCTACCTGTGAGGCATTCGTTGAATATGTCCCAGAGGTAGCACTTGAAACAATGGTTACCAGCGTTTCGTATGCCGTCCAATTCGTACCGTCAGTGGAGGTTGCTTGTTGTATAACATATTGCTTGATGACAGTTGTACCTTGAACTGTGCCGCTCCATGTAAGTGTTATATTAGAAGTTTCATATATTGCAGGAGATGCTGTAAATACAGCAGGTGGGGTCGGCAGCACATTTTTTCGGAGGGTATTACTGGTTAATATCCAATCAGAGTAATAGCTTACCCCAGCTGAACCCTGTGTTCTTATACGAAACTGTCGGTAATTGCCACGTGTACCTGGAGGACTGGTGGTTAAGTTTCCATTAGTTGCTGAACTGCCAATGATGCCCAGAGTCTCCCAAACACCCCATGTACTGTTATCGGTAGAGTCGCGATACTCTATTTCGTATCCCGTTATTGCATTACCGGCACCGCCTGTTGCTCCACTCCAAGAAAGGGTGGCAGTGCCTTCAGCAATGGACGGACTAACCGCAAATAAAGTCGGAGCACTACAAGCAGTAATGTTACAAAAAATGCTATTGCTGATTGTTTCAGAGGAATAAACATCCAGCACATCAATTGTCCACACACCGAACTGAGTATAAGTTCCAGGTGTTCTTGATACGGTAGGGGTATAACTGCCACCGCTAGCTGCCAACGTTAACGAAGTCAGTCCACTCCATGCGGTCCATGTAACGTTATCAGTAGATGTACGGCTTCCAATCATATATCCCTTGATTGCACTTGTACCGCCAGAGGCTCCGCTCCACGTCAGCGTTATCGTTTCATCACTATATGTGGCAGGAGAAGCAGATACAGTGGTCGGCGGACTTGGGATTGTATTTTTTCGAACAGAGTTTGTAGATATCTTCCAGCCTGAGTAATAACTTGCACCCGCCGCACCCCTTGTTCGCACTTGGAACCTGCGGTAATATCCCCGAGTTGATGGAGGTGATACTGATACACTCCCACTTGTAGCTGTAGTGGTTACTGTA